TCGGTCGGTAAATAGCAACTGAATTGGAAAGGCATCAAGCATACTTCCTTGATCGTCTTACCATCCCAGTCCTTATGGTCCACCCGTTCTAAAATAACTGATCCAACCGCACTGATCCCCAAGGCTCCCTGATCCCTGGCCTCGGCAAACATGGTCAAAGCCATAAGATGAACGTCATCAAGGTGGCCGAATGTGGAATAAAGTAATTTCTTGAGTTTTGATCTATTCATCTTTTGTCTTTAAAATATGATAATCCAGTTTATTGTCTATTGACTTCACTTCATCCCTTACGGTTTTCATAAAATTTGCAATGTCACTTCTTAACTCGGATTTCAGAGCTTTTACATTATCATTTAGTTCTTTAAGCCCGATTTCAAGCAAGGAAAAGAATTTAGTATAGGCATCACTCTTGTTTTCAACAGCAATCCCAATCGGACAATGTTCTCGATGGTCATTGAAAACCTTCTCTGGGGTATAAGTCTCTCTAATGGAAGCAATAGCCATCCACAAGTCCTTTTTGCAGGCGTCCTGTTTCTGATCCAATTCGTTTATTCTCTTATTTATGGAGTCATTCATACTGTCATCTCTAAGATATAAGATATAAAGCAGAACTCCCACCAGACCCAAAAAACAACTTATGATTATTGTTTCCAATTCCAATTCACCACCTCCATTGTAAATTCAACAAACCATTGCTGTCGATATAAGTTTGAAATTTCTTATTCCCGTAAAGACGATAGGCGCTGAGTAGAGAATATCCCAATCTTGCCGCGGCCAGACTTTTACGGTCCCCGCCGTATTTTTCATAAAGAGAATAATCCCGGCCTCCTGAATTGGAATCCGAATAACCTCTAACGGCGGTAATCCCGCCGCCGAAGATGTTCCATAAATGCCAGCCGAAAGTAAAGTCATTGACCGGCATCCAATGAAGAACTTCTTCACTCACCACATCCGCCATGATGCCTGAAGTCGCAATCAACCTGCCGCTTGCAGGGGTAGTCTCCGTGATCAACTCAAACGTTGCAGGGGATGTCCAGACCACATTATCCACCTGATCCTTTTGGTTGATTGCAATATGATGGCCGATCTCATGAGTCATAAGACCAGATCCGATCCCGGCGCCGACTCCTACAAGAGTCTTGGCAATATCCTTGGTCTGTACGTGGGAACACCCGATTGTCAGCAATGCGATCAGAATAAACACGGGCTTAAATATCATCATAAAACCTACTGGCATATTTGGATTTTTTCGGTCTTAAAATCTTGCCTGGCGACCCTGATCGCTGTGCCGTAGCGGTACCATCATCGAAATATCCGGCCACGGCTTTGCGATTGTTCTTGGCTCGCAAGGCATAGCTTCTCGCCACGCCCTCGAAGTTCTGCGACAATGCCCGTGCTTCGAGTTTGTCAAAACTTATTGCCGCCGCAAGCCTCCTAATATCGAAACGCCGTTTCTCATAATCCGGGACCTGCCAGATGAACGCCGACAAGTCCTTTACTACCGGACTGGCACCACCAGCCGGTGTAATGTCGATCTTTATGATCAGATGGGTTGAGGGATAAGCACTGACGTCAATCAGACTATCCGGAGTGACATTCGTGAGGACGAAAGTATCGCCTCCATCCACTGAAATCGAATATTGAACAGTCCCATTATTCAGGGTTATGTTGGAGAGGATCTTGGCGAAGATCAGACTGGATTCATCCACCAGGACATAGAATTTCCCGTCTATTTCTTCCGATGTTGACAGGTTCTCATAATCGTGGATACTGAGATAACCGCTTCCCCGGACGTTGTAAAAAATCTCATTCTTGTAATTCTCAAAGGATTTCTGTTCGATCTCATAAGCCTGTTGAATGGTGATTTCCTTCACCCGGAGGGTTGTCTCAATGGATCCAACCGATGCCGGATCCACCAGAGAAAGGTTCCCTCCTTCGATCTTGACATTGTTACCATTCCTGAAATGATAGGGGTCAATGGACGGCGTAGGACTTATATCATCCTCATCTTCCGGTTCATACCACGCCCGGAAAAGTTCGTAGATGATCTTCGCTCCCTTGACGCCTGAGAATTGCGGCAAGTCCTCAATCGCAGTCGCAATGGCCGGATTCAGGTCCGTAAATACATAGGGGCTGGACTGATCATCGATGTCCTGCCGAATTTCTGAAGTGAGATCAGCAACGAGACTCATAAATGAGTTACCTCTGTCGGTTCGGCATCCATTTTGTCCTGGCATGGATTGCAGATTTTCTGATCCGCAAAATCCTTGATGAAAACGGATTCGCAGACTTCACAGATCTCGTCTTCAATATCACCATCTGCGGGAAACTTCAGAACTTCTTTAGGCGGGTCATGCCGAAGTACGGATTCGCTGCCCTCGGCGCAAACAGGACAGAAATCAAGGATGCCTTTCTGTCTGAAGGGATGCCCGCATCTCGAACATTTTTTTTCTTCCGGGTATTTCTCCGTAACAATGGGCCCTTTCTCTGCGCGGTAAACGGTATCGCCTTCGGATTTATCATATAGACGAAATCCTTTTCTCCCCATGGCGGCAATGATTTCCTGATCCTCTGTATAGAGTTCCTTGCCGGCCACGGCTGTCCCAGCGCCCGAAAGTCCTCTGACTTTCTTCGGGTCAAGCCAAGCAGCACCGAGACTTCCGCCCGGCTTGCCTTCTAATTTTGCATAAGCCATATCTTCCCTCCTATTCAAGTATTAAATATTATGTCCCCATAACTGTGGTGACGGTTGTTACGCAGGTTCCGCCGCTGACATAATTTGTATCCGTTACTCCGGCATCGGCATCGAGTTTAGCGCCCAGAGCGGCCAACTGCGTCTTGACATTGTTAAGATCCGTAACGATACTATTGAAAATCTCATAAAGATCCATCTGATAGGCCCCACCTTTACCAATATCTCTTTTAACAGTGCTCATTATTCATACCTCCAAAAGACAAAGGGGCGGAAGTACCGCCCCTCTGAGTTTTAATCAAATAACCTATCTATGGTTTGTCATAGGCCAGGCACATGCAATCGAGAATCGCGAACTCATAATCAAACTTCATGTTCCATGTGTACTCATAAGCCGATTTACGCGGCTTGTATTCGCTGTCGTATCTCAGTTCTCTCCGCACGCCCATGAAGAGATTCGAGGGCGGCGCCAATACGACATGATCAGTGGGGAAGCTCGGAACCCCGATGACAGGGACACCCATATAACTCAGGGCGCCATCCCGGGTCAGATAGAAATCGCCGAGGTTGGTCTGCCGGTCGGCAACGGACTTTCTGATCCTGAGTTCGGATGTAACGGTCGTGTAGAACCTATAGCTCTTGAGCCCGATGGACTTCAACCATTTTGCGGGAACGTTGACAAGACAGTTGTAAAATACCGTGGCATCATCCGTCCAACCAGACCCCGTATCATAGACATGGGCAGAAGCCCCATCTGCCTTTATGAGGGTGATCCAGCCATCGTTGACGTTCAGGAAGTCCTTTTCTGACCCGTTATCGGCTTCATCCCCATTCCAGGCCAGATCCTCAAAATCATTGCCCAGTAGAGTCTGGAATCTGCCGGCAAGTTTGGCGTCGAAATCCTTTCTCTCGATGTTCTCTTCCAGGAAATCCAGCCCGATATCGACGGCCAGCATCGCCTTCTTCGCCGTCAGCGTGCGCTTGGCAAACGCGGCCCCGGTCAGGGTCGTGAATTCCGTCCATTCTGTGCCGACCCTCAGTTTTCTCGATCCGAAATCCAAGGTGTCGATATCACGGGTTTCGTTTCTCATCATGATAGTCTGAATTTCTCCCATCATGGACGTGTTATTTTTCGAAAGATCAACGAAATTATCGGCTTTTTCGGCCAAGACCTTCCCACTGGAGGCCAGGTCTGATAGAATTAATTGTTCATTAGCCATCATTGTATCTCCTCATAAAAAAACCCAAGGAGAAATTCAATCCTTGGGTCGAATTAGTTTTTTAAAATCCGCCTGTCTTTGAGTCTTTTTTACCTGGCCTTCTTGAACAAGCCCGTGACATCGGCCTTATCCCCGCCGTTCTTCGGGGTATGAGTTGCAGATCCCAGGCTTGCGATGATCTTGTTCATGAACTCCGTGGAAACAGCCGCGGCATCCTTCGCGGCTTTGATGACCTGCGGGAACTCTTCGAGCTTGTCGGCGCCGATATTGCCGACATAAACCTTGGCCGCTTCGTGGAACTTCGGGTGCTTCTGAATATCCTCAGCAGTCAGCGCTTCCATGGTTTCTTTCTTGGCATTGGCAAGAATGCCGGTCGTGGCATCGGTGATCATCTTCCCGATGGTTGCGTCCCTGTCTTTCTCGGCCTTGGAGACAGCCGTGGCGATCATCTTCTTGACTTCAGCGCCGGACTGTATCTCTTTCACCAAATCCGGCCTTTCATCAGCAAGCATTTCAAGTGTCAGCTCATTTACATCCATTTCATTCTCCTTGTTTTTATGATTAATGGTTTTGATTTGCGCCGATGGAATCCCGCCATCTTGCAAATCCTGTTTTATCGCATTCTCCTTCTTGCCTTCTCCAACGGCATCCCTATGTCTTCGGATGTGAGCAATAATATCGGGAGATGCTTTTTTGCCGGACCGCGCACCCTGCGCGGCCGACCATGCCGCGTTCAAACCTCCTCTATGAAGATACATAGTTCCGGAAACATAGACTCCATCCGGCCCCACTTTCCCGTTCTGTACAAAATGATGGGGGTAAGACCACGTTGATTTCTTCCCGGCATCGCCTTGGCCGGCAAAAGCGCTTCTTGGCAGTTTGGTCTTGTCAACATTCGCCCAAGACGGTTCTCTCGAAGCGAGTTTTGAATCATGAGACAGATTCGGACCGGCTGTGAATTCATCTTTCATGGCCGTGAATAAAGATCGGGCAGGAGTTTTCCCCATCATTTCAATCAGAGAAACCATTGACATCTTGCCGTCTACGAGGTCGGCATCAATGGCCTGATTGCCGATGAAGATCTTGCCATCGGCCATATCTTTCAATACTGTCTCAACTGGGACTCCCCTGAATTTTGCGATGTCCGTCACCATCACCGAATAGATATAATCGACTTTACTCTGGATATCGGCCTGACCATCCTTTGAAAGCGGTTCATATTCTGAAGAGATACGCTTATATTTCCCAGCCGTAATCTCCGTGGTCTTTATCCCGGCTTTCTCTTCTAATTTCGAGACATCCACATGACGGGCTACGACTCCGATGGATCCGATGAAGTTTGTGTCTCCCGAGATAAATACTTTATCTGTTGCAGATGCAATCCAATAAGCGGCTGAAGCTATCATGCCGTCTGAAAATGTCACTATTGGTTTTCTGTCACGATTATCATAGATCATGTTCGCAAGCTCCTGAGTGCCGTCAACGGTTCCGCCTGGCGAATCAACATTCAAGATAATGGATTTCACGTTCGGATCATCAAGAGCTTGTAATATATCCTTACCGAGCATCTCCGTTGAAACACCGCCGCTGATTCTCGTCATGAGATTCATGCGCTTGCCGATAACACCTATGGCGTTGATGACAGCCACACCCTGAGTATTGACTTCATAAGGTAGTTGTTTATTCTCAAGCGGCTGTCCGTTTTTCTCCTCAACGGCCTTCACATAAGATTCTGATATTTTTGGGCCTCTTAGGTGTATGCAATATATATTCTGGATCTCAACAAGCATCTCCGGCGTTATAGCCCATGGACCCGTGACTATATCAATAAGCCGCATAATTTACTCCTTGTCTTGTCAAAAAGCATGTTATTATGAACTTCCGCTGAACCCATGACACAATACACGGCAGGAGACCATCTGCTTCAGCTGTCAATAGTTTACTTTGATCCGTTATTCCTGACCGCCTGCTCTTCATTCTTCTGATTCTTCTTGTCTCCGGACGTGCCGGCCTGTTCGGTCGTGGATGTGACCACATCGGTCTTCTTCTGGCCCTGATTGCCTTTATTCGCACCTTCTGGGAGAACGTCATC